TGATCGACAACCCAAAGAAAATCTTATTGTTCCCGGCCCCGGGTACAAAATTAACAATTTCATCGTTTGTCGTGCCGAAGTTAGTAATGGGATAATTAGAATCAAATATATCACCCAATGTCGCCAGTGACGTACCAATACGTATGCGAAACTCTATCTGTACAATAGGGGTAGCAGTAAACGGAAAATCGCCGCCAAATAATGCCCAATTAGGGAAGCTACATGCAAACACCCATTTAATTTTGAGATTATTAACCTCTAATTCAGACCCGGGAGGTATATCAATACCGCCAGTCCCCGAAGTAAACTCACCACTAAGGAACCCTTGTGGCGCGTTCGTCATAAAACCTGCTACGTCGAAATGACGACTCCCACCGAAAGGCGCCCAAGGCCCAAATAGCTGCGGAGCGCCGGGGTCAGTACCAAATAAAAATATGGTATCATCAAACCGCCAATGAGTCAAACCTTCTAAATAATTCGGGTCAGGGATCAAATTATCGGTGACACCACCCGTAAGTTGTTCACCCGTGACTGAATCTCGAAGAACAATATCGGTAGCGCCAACTTCAACAATTACGTCACTATCCAGACCTCGCTGGAAGGTAAAAGTCTTTATCCCCAGCGTTGAGGTATCACCAGACACCCAATTACTGGCCTGTACCTGTTCTAATGACTTAGAACCATCGCGCAGCCGAATGGGTCCCTGAACTGTGGGCATCCAATTTCTAGCACGCTTAAGTCCTTTTCGGTAAATATCCGTACTTACCCTACTCTGGATACTCTTGGAAATTTCCCCAGCGGAGAAATTTTCTTGAATTGGGGATACACGTGCCATTATGCTATCAATGCTCCGCCAGCGACCCAAAACGCCAATTCAGCATCATTTATATGCGGCTGGGTAAACCCATTAGCTGCCAACACTATTTTCCACATATCGCCTCGATGGCCTTGGAACTCGATTGTGTAAGCATCACCGATGTCCCAATCATTGTCCGTACCACTACCCAACGTTGCCGTTACAGTGGTTCCGTCATTTGCCTCGATTCTAGCAAGGGACCCGTCAGTCGTATTACGAATCGTTCTACCAACCAACCCATTAGGATTAGAAAATGTTGCACCAGCATCCGACAGGAAAGCAGAGTCAGCAAGACCATCGTGCGTTCCAGTTATGTCCAGAGCGGTTATTGCAACTTTAGACCGCAGCATGGAAAACCAGCGATCAGCAAGCGTATTACCAGTACCACCTTCCGTTGCCAACCATGCAAAGAGCATGTCATTGGTGGTGGGAGGGGCAGCAGGTACAAGAATCCGGAGCGCATCGAAACGCGCATCAGTAAGAGCAGGCATTAGTACCTACTCCTCTTCCGAGGCTTCTTCTGTTTCCTCTTCCTCTTGTTCTTGCACGGCATTGTCAGGGTCCTCGTATTTGGCCAATCGAGCGGCCAATTCAGCATTTTCGAGGCGCATGGCATTAACTTCTGGGCTGTTTTCCAATGCCAGCGTCACTTCTTCCCGACCTTCAAGATGCGCCAAGATTTTTTCCAACGACTGTTCCGTCATTTGAATAGTCTTAGCTATAACTGGGGCTGGTGTGCCTTCATTATATAACTTCTTGATTCTGGCGAACTGTCTTGCGTTTGCTCCGACTCTCATTGGAGTTCTCTCCTTATTTTGGATGTGCTTTGGTATCACTTAATTATAGACCACCTAACAAAGTGGCCGCTGCAAAATCACCAGCTGTCAATACAGCAGTGGTTGTTATGGCATTACCCGCCGTTCCAGAACGTCGAGCAATAACATCCATTGTGTCACCAGCACCAGCCGCTGCTCTAGCGTCAGGATTAATGACTGTACCCGTGCCATACTTAGTACCTTCACCCGCTGCGGCGTTTATAGCTGCAATCAGGTTATCCAAACTTTCTTCATCATCCGCACCGACATCAATATCATCGGCTACTAACGGTGTAGCTAGGAATGTGTACTCCACACCAGCAACAGTAACGGTATCATCCGCAGCAATGGTAGTACCAGTGAGTACACCAGCAGCAAATGCATGAATGCCTGTACTTGCCGATCTTAAAATTTTTTCCTGAAACGTTTGAATCAGTCGATTGATATGATTACTGAAGTTACTAGAATTGCCCGGGTCATAGAAAGTACCCCCATAAGCAATGGCTACTTCATCCTCGGTAAGTGCCGGTATAGCAGCACCATTACCGACAGTAATCCCCGGTTTACCATCAGGCGGGGTAACATAGGCGTAATTATCAGCCGCAGCGCCATCAGAAAAATTACTCTCCCGCAAAGCATCACGAAGTTGTTGAAGCGCTGATATGCAACGCTGATTATTATCAGCAACTACACCAGTACCAATGAAAATGCCAAGTTCCCCATCACCAATGGATAAGGTAGCAGCGGCCTGAGCTTCTACAACATGATCAGGCTTACCCTTATCTATGTTGGTAACAGTGATTTTATGTGCCACGTCTGTTCTCCAGTAAAAAAGGGGTCCCGACATCGGGACCCCAACTCACACTTCGCCAGAAGTACGGGTTAAATCGTGTCAGCCAGCTGCAAGTTCACCAGATGCTCGTCCTCAACGCGAACCGCGCCGATTGTCATGTACGAGTAAATGCGCCATGCGAAGCTGAATGACGGGTCTTCTGCAATCCGCGACGTTACATCACGATCAACCATGAGGCCAATAGCCCTTTTGGTCATTGCAAAACAATCAATGTCAGTTCCCGGGGCAGTAGGATGGTTCAAGCGGGTTGAAACAATCCACTGATATCCCATCCAGTTATCAACATAACCCTTCTCACCAAGAGCCTTGGCATAAACGTAATCACCGGACGTAGCTTCCGTCAGCTGCAAGAGCTTACGGGCCTGTACGGGGCCAATTACGATACACTTGGGTTCATCGGGATCGATGTCATTATCAAGGAACTTTTCAGTTACCTGGGTTACGAGATCGAAGTTGAGGGACGTGTCATACACATCAACCGTTGCGCCAAAGACTTTCTGCGCGTTCGGAAGAGCTGGCGTTGCTCCAGCGCCATCAAGCGCCGTACCAGTTGCTGCTGCAATGATTTCATCATCAAACGCTCGTTTCATTGCATAGCCTTGCGACTGAGCGAGATTCGAGTTTGGATCAATGATCATCTGTACGATGTCTTCTTGCTCGGTGGAATCACCAGTATCGTACGTAGTTGGAACGCTCACACGTCTTGACCAAGGCCAGTCCTGCGCCGGGGTAATCTGTAAGCGAGTTGATTTCACCTGCGCTTCCGCTGTGCCCAACCGTTCCCAGTTGTGCTCTTCGGAATTAGTACCACGCTCCGTAACCTTGCTACGGAGTCTAGATGGTGTCTGTTGCGCTAGGTGTCGAAGGATGCTTTCGTAAGTGCTTACGAAAACGTTGTCTACTGTATTAACCATTAGAGGCTCCTACACAAAGTTAAAAGAAAATGTTTGCGCTTGGAGCAACCCGGTTAACCGGACCCGCAGCTTAGGGAATCCGTCCCTTGCCGGAGGCGATGGAGGACCTTACGGCAACCCTCCATCCTTCTCATTCCCCGGGAGTATATCACATCCCGGGGTTCGTGTCAACCCCTAGCAAGTCTAGGCGGCTGCTGCTCTCAGCAATTCAGTATACCGCTTGACATAGGCTTTATGTTCGGGATGAGTAGCGTCCCAATACGGGCCTTCAGTATTTCCGATCATTTCGGCGGCTCTTTCACTTGCTTCTACGGGGGAAAGACGACTAGAAAATTCATCCTTATTAAAGTTAATCCCCTCAGTGCCTAACTGCTTGCCAATGTTATAGAGCCACTTGGTGGCCGCTGGGTCCAATTTCCCGTTAGCAGCAAGCTCCATCATTGAAGCAGGTGCCTCTGTTCCTTTCATCACGGAATTTACCAGCTGGAGGTTATCCTCATAAACAATACCCCACTCCTGCTTGAGCGCCCGTTGAGCGGTGTTAAACGCTTCGGTTTGAGCCTCTTCCTGCTTAGCAGTAAATTCAGCAATAGAGCCTACCATCTTGCTGTACTGAGATTTAGACAGCCCTAAGCCATGGGCAAGAGCAGCAAACTCCCCCATTTTGCTTGAGTCTACACCTTCGGGGTATTCATACCCTTCGTGTGTTTCCGGCCTACCCATTTGCTTGTACAGGGCAGCCATTGACTCTTCGTTGTCCCGGTCGGGAGTCGGAATTAGTCCCGGCACTTTATCAGTAAGTTTAGTATAGAACGCCTTGGTTGCATCGTCCCCGGCATCTGGACCCGGAATACGGATCATTTGCCCTTGGGCCGATAACGTATCAACAAATTGCTTTGCCAATCCGCCTACATCCTTCACGTCTTTTAAACTCGCGTGGTCTTTTAAATCATCAGGGAGACTATCCCTCCAATTTTCATCCGGCATTTTCTGTTACCCTTATCATCTGGCGTATATACACAATAACGTCCCTGCGGCCCAGATTATAGGCTGTTCCGTCAGGGACTCCCGCTTGAAAGATTTCATCCTGATCGAATTCTTCTCCCAAGTACTCTAGGACTTTCACACCAGCTGGCGAAGTGAAAAGGGTGTGAAAGTCCTTAGATTTTTTCCTAACGTTATCTAGCGCTAACGCTTTCTTCTGTTCCTGAGTTAATGGCTCAGGCTGCTGGTTGTCCGGCATCTGGTACACTCCTTAGTGCTGTTTCGGCTTCTGCGAGTTCTTTACGACCCTTGCCGACCTGTTCATCTTCCATTCCCTGTTGCATTTCTTCTTGTGCTTCTTCGCGATCATCACGCTTCTGCTTAATGACCTTCTTAGAATTCATCAATTTCGCGGGGACACCCTCCAGCGATCCAAGTTCCCTTGCAATCTCATCCCAATCGGGGATATCCAAAACCTCAGGAGCAACTTCACCCAACTCGGCAAGACTAGCGACCCAACGGGCGACACCTTGAGCAATATCCGCTCTTTGTGCTCGTACGAGTGGTCCGGTGTAAATAATGTCAAGTTCGCCCGAATCTTCGAGGACCGCCTGAGGCACTTCCCCGAATTGTCCGGCTCGGTATAGGATATTAAATGTGCGTTGGACGAGTGGGTCCAAGTAATCCGATTGAAGTCGTCCAAGAGTAGGTCCCAAGAGCCTTTGCATGAGTTCATAACGCGTCTGAACCTCTGTAGCGGTCATTGCCGGGGATTCTTTCAACTCTAGCTGATCAACGAAGAATATGGATCGAATTTTCCTTTCCAATGTCTCTCGCTGCAGTTGAGATACATCAAATCTCGCCCCAGACTCATACGGCTTGATCGAGTCTAACGAGCGAACTACTGTAAGGCCGGAAGGCTCCAAGTCGAGGTCGGACAGAAGACCCCTCTCTGTTACCATTGTCGCCGGATCAACCACCTTCTCTGTTGCTTTAAGTATAAGCTCCACGAGTTGATTGATGGTTAGGATATCCGGCAGTGCGATCATTGCTGGGCCGTGGCCCCACATCGACTTGGAAGTCTTCCGCCACCGAGGGATGAAGGATGGGTTCTCATAATATCCGCCTTCTTCCCCAAGTTCAAATCCGTCCTTGTGCAGAACATACTTCATGCCCCATGGACGTTCTTTAGGGGCCAACGTCTTGGAGACATCAGCGCCCATCTTATCTTCTCTGGGATAGATGCACATAATAACTTTGTGCTTTTTATCCATAGATTGGGGATTACCTACCATATCCTTCATAGACTCAGGCAATGCTTCCACGCCAAATTTTTCGGCTATTTGGTCGATTGTCCACATAAATCGTCGATAAGATCGGTTAGCATGACCTTTGTGATCTTGCTCGAACCACGTCTCTTCAACCGGAACGGACTGGAAGTTCAGCTTCTGAAATTTGCCATTCTTTTCCTCTACCTCCTCGACAATCATCGAGGTCCCATACGATACTAGGTCAATGTACGTCTCGTTGGCTTCGAGGTTAAAATTAGAGTCCTGCAGGGCCAAGAAGCATTGGTGAGCGGATTGCTCTAACCATTGCCGTGCCTCCTTATCATCGTTCAGTTCATCCCGTCTAAAGGCCAGTTCAAACCAGCGTATAGCAGGAGAAGTAAGGGAGCCGTGTATAGAAGCAGCAAGAGTGCCAACAGCATCAACTGCAGTCGAGTCAAATATCTCACGGTTATCCCTCCAAGTTACGGCATGCTCCGAACTAACATCCCGAAAAAAGTCTCCTCGAAAAGGGACAACCAATTTATTGATAACATCCCAAATATCCTCTACCGTCTTGCGTAGGGATACCAGTATATCAAATCGTTTTACAATTTCACTGCCGTTCATTTCTCACCGTCCCATCATCATTAAACATCCACGGATACATATCTTGAGCCGAAGTCTTCTGGCGATGGTTTCTGCCCCTAATTGCGGATTTTACCCCATATTGATTTGAGGTCATTTTGTGTCCTCCGACGTAATTATGCCACCCAACACTGAGATAGCGCATAGCATCTGCGGGGTGGGATGCCCAATCGTGGAGGGGTTTGTCCCTGAACATTTGAAGTCGGTCGTCATATTCCCTTCGATAGGAGTATAGCCCATCAAGTAAGCGCCCAACCTTAGGTTCATTGAAACGCGCAGTCCGAATAAGTGCCCGGGTTGCATCTATGCCATCCTGAACCGGGAGTTTCGGTACAATGTCGAACGCAAAGTCAAGCGCAGCGGCGAATTCCCGTCTTGTCTTTCCGGTCGTCCAATCGGTGTTTTCAAGGTCGAACGGTCCGTTGTGTTCGTCGTAGTCGTACGGGTGGGAACGGATGTCCCTAATCCACTCGTCGAGAGCTTGGTTCCGCCCTTCGAGATAGTCGATAATGATAGGCTTTCCGTCGTCGCCGCGTTGAGTGATGATAATAGCAGTCGCATCTCTAAATCCTATGTCCCACCATGTTTGGCATTGCTTGCCGGGGTCGTGGGGGAATTGTCCGATCCGGCCTTCTTCGTCTGCGAGGTTGAGTTCCGAAGTATAGAACGCACCTTCCATCCCAGCTTCGAACGAACAGAAGTACTCTTGGAGAATTTTCTCCTCAGACATTCCCTCCGCACGTTCTTCTTTAATGATTTCGGGACCAATGACGTGAGAACCGTCTTCCCGGAAGGTGTCGTCAACAGTAAGCAGAGAGGAGTACCAACGAGGGTTACCCTGAGCCATGTCAAAAAGTTTCTTTCCATGGTTCTTACCACGAGGGGTGTATATAAATAATGCCCATCCGCCGTTTTCCGCCAAGATCGGACGAATATAGTCCCAAGCCTTAGGGTCTGCCACCGCGAATTCAGAGAAAATAACCCCAACCGGGTTTGTACCAACAAGTGAGTCATAGTTATCCGACCCCACTACTTGATATATGGAACCGTTCCGCATGCGTATTTGCATGTCGGAGTTGTTGATCGGATTCTCGACCTGACGCATTTCCTTGGGAAACGCTTGATCTATCATGCGCCTTCCGTCGCGATCTATACCGTCCCATATTACCCTCCGCCCTTGTTTAAGCGTAGGCAACATATGCCAGATGGTTCCGACACGCCTTTGGGAGGCGACAGCA